GAGTTGCGTAACTTAGACTTCCACCTGCCGTCCAAGTTGTACCATCATATTCTGAAGTAGTAGCTACATATGTAGTGCTAGCAGTCCTACCACCAATAGCTAAACCTGCTGTTAAAACCCCACAGCCTTGTCCACCCAATCTTGCAACATCTATAGTAGTACCTGCTGACCATGTAGAACCGTTATATTCTTCGCAAGTGGTTTGACCAAAGGAGCCGTTATAACCAGCATATTTTACAGCAGAATTTTGTACTCCAAAACCACCAGGTTGATAGACACCATTGGCAGTATCTCCTGTATTTGTCCAAGTTGTACCGTCATATTCTTCAGTCTTAAGTTCATAAGTAGGATGGTTATAACCATTAACTATCATCGCAGCGTATAACTCACCAACACCAGCTCCTATATATCTCTGGTTATTAATATTTGTTCCCGCTGACCATACACCTTCTCCGAAAGCACTACCTACAAAATGAAATTTACCAGTACTTGATTCATACCATATGTCACCTACAGCTTTAGATGAGTTGGTCGTTCCATCTAACTTGACTTTTGCAAATTCATTTGATGAGCCAGTACCCCATTCGAGTTCAGCATTAGTAGCACTGTGATTAGCAGAAGCAATCTTAAGAACTTGACCTGCTGTTCCTGTAGTTGAAGGAACTTTTAAAGTGATGTCAGCAGAAGGGTTAGCCGCTGGCCCGTTGATAATCGTTCCGTTTCCAGAACTATGCTTGAGTTTTACACTGCTCATGGTTTTGGATTAGCGTCCTTTACGGCTTTGATGTGCTTGGCCCAAGTGCCAGTTGCATCAAGTTTACCTGCTACTAAATCGTGATACAACATATCTAATTGCTCTTGTATTGCAGTAAAGGCTTCTCTGCGTTTCTTTTTATATTCATTAGCCGCTTGTTCTTTAGCTACTGCTGCTTCTTCAGCATCTCTAGCAGCTTCTTCTTTCGCTGTGTAAGCTACTTTCTTTCCATCAAGTAAACGATATCTAGTCATGCTTTTACTCCGTATAATGTATAGTCGATTTCAGACCAGTCACCAGTACCAGGGTAAAGTGTGAACCCACTGCATTGAGTATCTGCATCATAGATACCAGTACCTTGAACAGTTCTTATTTTATTATCTTGATCTAAACGACAACCAGCCCAAGTACACCAATTACCCATTGTTCCACTACTTCCTAAAGGATACATCCATAAATTAAGTCTAAATCCTTCTCTAGTGCTATTACCAGCATTTTGCATTAGCTCCATATAATTTTTATCATCATCTGATTCTGAATAATATTGATCGTTTGGATAGGTATACATCTGACCGTAATCATAGGTAGCAACGTCCAAATCTGCGTTACTTGCTCTCCAACGAAACCATAAATGTGCTTGATCAGTAGCAGGCAGCATAGTACCAATAAGATTAAATGCTGTATAAACAGACATATCTAAAGCATCTGATGAGATACTAGCTATTGCTGTTGTCTGTTGTCCTTCTTGTATTTTTACTACTTCCCCTCCTGTATCTGTTCCCCAAGTAGGAGCAGCCGAAGCACCTCCTGATTTTAAGACTTGACCACTTGTTCCATAATTAGCTCCACCGATTCCTAATTGACCAGCAGAACCAACTTTAAACTTAGACGCTCCAGCGATACTTAAATCAATCGAGTCTGTCCCAACTGCAATACCGTCATTCCCGTCATTGGTTAAACCTGGGGCTGCGGCTGAATTAGTTCCTTGTAATTTAAGAGCCATGATAAAAGTTTAAACGATTGTCCAGCTACTGTCAGCAGGAATAGTGACTGTTTTACCTGCTGCAATTGTTACATCACCAAAACTACCAGCTCCTCTTGCTGCTGTAATCGAATAGTCATGCGTCACAGTTAACTCGTTTTCCCAGAAAACAGCATTTGCTCCACTGTTTCCACCTGTTGCACCCCCGCCACCACCAATGTCTGACCAAGCTCCATTGACTCTTCCTTCAAATTTATTTTGTTCATTGTTATAACGGAAATCCCCATTAGTAGGAGATCCAGGTCTTTGAGCATCAGTACCAGCAGGAACTTGAACCGCTCCAGTGCTATTAAAAACAACATCACCTGTAAAGGTAGGAGCTGCTATAGGAGCTAAACCGAGATTCGGAGAATCAATTCCACCTACAGCAGAAACAGCTACCCAACCATTATTATTTCCGTTTCTTTTGTAAAGAGTACTATCTCCTGTGTCTGCATACCACATGTGATCCGTGGTATAGCTGGGATCTGTACCCTCACTATTATTTGATGCTATTGCTTGAAACAATAAGTTAAGGTCTGTTCTCACAGCACTTCCAGTGCCGTTAGCAATGTCGTAATCGTGTTGTGCCATTAGGTTAATTTCCTATTAGACATAGTTTAGACCCCTCTACCCCATCCTGATGCTAACCATGTGAAATTTCTACTAACTATATTTCCACTTGAGTTCTTGATTGTGAATTTAAAGTCAGATCCAGTGACCGTTCCCATCTCTACATAATCACCAGAAGACATATTGTTTATATTCACCCCGACACTTGGTAAATAAGCAGTTGTACTTCCACTTAAAGCAGTCGTACCAGTGAAGAAGGGCTTATCAAATGTAATAGTTGTTTCTGCGGAACTTTCACTTGCAACAGCCCCGACACTCCGTTCAGTCCTGTCAACCATTGACCCTTTATAACCAAGCTGATCCACAAGAATACTTTCATCAGGATTGTCTTCAGGTCTTGTTAATGTTGTTCTAAATTTAAAACCACGACCAGAGAAATTTCCAACATTTATAGTCTTCCATACACCCCAAGTCGCTGATTCACTAGCAGGATCATCATTAGTTTCACTGACTTCTAATTTTGCCGTTGGATCGCTTACGTCATAACCATCAAAATCTTCCCAAACATCTATATTTGCAACTAACGAATCAATTAAAACTGATGGAAGGAAACATCTAATTGTAAGGATTCTTTCTAACTCAATAGCAAAAGCACCTCCAAGGTCTAAATAATCTTTAAATGTATAAGTTCCTGACTCATAAATATTGCCAATAAAATCAAAACTAGGGATTGCATCTACATCTTCAACTAAATCAAAATCTCCATCACCTGTCAAAGTTAAAGCATCATATTCAAGACTGTAATAAGTTTGATACTTTTCACCTTGGAAAGGAGGGTTGGTTGTATCTTCCCTTTGAACAATTAACTCTTGTTTGACTAATTGAGTAGGAGGAACAACAAGGACACTTGTTTCATTGAAACTTTTCCGACCACCTGAATCAGCGAATTTGACCATCACTTCGCCAGGTAACATCGGTATTACGACAGAAGAAGTCGCACCACTTAAAGACTCAATCAGGGCTGTTCCTTGACCCCAGTTAGCAGATCCATCCGTAATTGTGGAATGTCTGATGTGTACCTTTCCACCATTTTTAACATCTGCTTCTGTTGCAGCGTCCCAACTCAATCGAGCTGTGTTTTCACTGATTGCTTCTATCGTTAAGTTCTGAACATCACCAGGGAACGAAGTTTTTCCAGCAACCGTAGTACTTCCATTAGCAAAAGGACTATTTTGCCCGATGAAGTTAGTTGCCATAACTTCAACTTGCAACGTGCCAGCCTGTAGCCCTTCTATATGCAGAGAAGGAGTCAAGGTTGTTGCTTGAACCCAATTATCTTCTCCCATTCTGTAATTGACTAAATATTCAGATACGTTCTGAGCAGGAGGAGTCCAACTAACATCAACAGCCGTTAAAACATTGTTATTTAGGTCTTCATACATATATTCCTTGAACGTGATATTGGTAACAGCTTCAGGAGCAACAGAAAGATTGCTGATAGCAGGGGTTTCAATCTTCGTATTGTTTTCTATTGCGCTATAAATACTCTCGTTATAAAGAAGTGCTGTCACTGTGTAAGCACCAGCATCCCCTTCTGTTACTGCAACGGCCCTGAATTTCTGTGGTTGTAAATTGGTTGTTTCTATCAACCAAATGGAAGGAGAAACAGGAGCCTGACTAAACGAACCAGAGATTGAAACTGTTGTTCCTGAAATATTCGTAATCGTTTTCTTCTCTATTAATCCCGTAGGAAGCAAAACAGAAATAGTAGGACTCTTACTTAAGTCAACAGAAACATCTTCAGCACTATCTATAACAACAGAAGTCGTTGTAGCAGAAGAAACTCTTCCGCTTCTTCTTTGACCAGCTTTTACAGGATCAGCAACCTCAAATACCATTCCAGGACGTATGATAATTCCACTTTCCATCGAAACACCGAAGGAAACTGTCTCGGTAAGATTTTGTTCAGCTAGGAGTAACCAATTTGCAGCTCTTAAAGCTTGACCTTGTGAATAACAACCAATAGCTCGAAACTCTTGATTGATGACCCCGTACTTTGCTATTGCATCAGCGTTCTCTGCATATTCCCATTGAACCTCACCAAGCATTGTGTAATCTTGCCAAGCAACAGAACAAGTTGTATGCCTTGCTTTTTGTCCTGTTCCTGAATATTCAAAATTACCTTCTATAACATTTTCTGGCCCTAATAGATATTGAGGATCAGCAGGTTTGTCTTGTAAAACAACTAAACTTCCAGCGGCGTAATAACTAATACCTCTAAATAAGGAGGTCATTTGTTGTATTACATTGTATATTTCTGCTCTTGAGTTTAAATAGAAATGACAGGCAAAACGTGGTTCCTGACCGCCTTTCCCATCATTAACAAGAGCGTTACAATACTGAGATATGTTATAGAAATCCCATTTATCAAGTGAACTTTCCGCTATAGAAGCTCCATACCTAGTTGAAATCATTAGGTCATATAAACACCAAGCAGGATCAGCACACCAAGTAGCAGCTCCAAAAGTACCGTCCCAAACGCCTGTATAAGTAACTCGTCCTAAATGTGTTGTTGTATCGACTGAAGCATTACTTGGTAATTTGACTTTTATTCCACGTACTAAATACTTTCTTTCAGGAATACTACTGAATTGAGTTGAATCAAATTTCAGCCAACATAAAGCACTGTTTGGATATTGAAGACGTTCATCTTTTATTTTTGTATAACTAGTCCACCAAGTTTGATTAGCGATTTTCGATGATGCACTATCGGCTGATGTTCTCTTGAATTTGATGTCAACAGGGAAAGCACCCGTTAATGGGATCATAAAATCTCGCTTATAAACACTGCTTGACTTGCCGTTGATTGTTTGTGCTTTTACGGAGTTATAACCACCACCGTTGTATTGAATTTGAATATCAATGCTAACGCTCGTACCAACGATATCTCCATCATCTTCAAATCGTTGAAGAGCAGGGATCCTCATTGTTACTCGGACTCGATCAACATCCCTATCTGTAATTGTCCTAACGATTGGGACGTTATAAGTAACTTCAGCATTAACAGCAACTTCCGCCTCTACCTTTGCTTTGTCGTCACCTAGATATGTTTGTGTTTGTGTTCCGTTCCTTGTGGCTACTTCATAACCTGTGAAATTTTCGGAACCATCTGCATTTAGAACAGGAGTGTTATTAAGATAAATACCTTTTGCACCCCCTTCTATCCCATCAATCTCACCTTCAGAAATAAGGTCTAAAACTCTTCCATACTGAACACTCTGAAGACTATCAGAAGCTTCTGTTGGTGATCCGCCTCTCCCTTTATTCCCACCACCACCAGCTCCACGAATACCTAATCCAAGCCCTGCATTATGAACTCGAATATTTTCAGCAATAAATGTATGTTGATTTTCAACCGTTAAGTTATAAACAGTGGCAAAACCTATTGGCTTTTTGCCTGTTATTGGAACTAAATGATTATTTTGATTGATAACACAATCATCTGTATCTAGGGTTCCAATCCCTACAAATGCGTTGAATTGATTTAAGACCCAATGATTAGGGGTGGCAGTGAAAGAAGAACCACCCCAAAAGCTATATTCCCAAATTTCCTCATTCTCATGCTTATGTACTTTTAAGACCTTTGCTTCATGGACATCACCCTTGTCATCAAAACTAAGAACAGTATCACCAACTTGTATTGAAGCTATTGGTTTTTGACCATCAGGAATTGATATACGAGTCGAACCAATAAAACACCCACCCCCACCAGAACCAGCAGGAGTCGTAATCAACTTTGGAGGTAAATTTTGTCTCATTTAAACAACATCTAAACCTGCGGAAATGACTGCTGATCCAGTAAAACATCTCCCATAAACAATAGGAACAGGGAAACCTTGAGCAGTTGTATTTGTAATTCCACTAAAAGAATAATTCTTAATTTTATTAGCTTCTCTTTCAGGAGCCTGAGGAGTAGGTGAAAGCATTTGAGCAACACCTGACAACATCATATAAAGTCCAAAGTTTCCAATTGCAGCAGTACCAGCCCAATATCCAGATGTAACACCAAAACCTAAACCACCAGCACCAAAAGTAGCACCAGGAAGGATAAAGGCAGTTGCTACCATTAGAGTTCCCAACAGAAACCGTCCAAAGCCACCTTCACCTGCACCAGTTACAACAGGGGTGATTTTGAATGTATCTTGTTCGCTCCAAGGCTGATTTAATCTCTCGATATTTTCTTCTTCTATTGTCTCCTTACCTAAAAGAACACGATAATAAACACCGTCTTTATGGCTTTCACTTAACCATTGTTCTAACCCTGCGAAATTTGCACATAAAGCTCTAATCGCTTCAGCAGGAGTGCGAACATCTAACTTAAAAACGCCTTGACCACCAAGACGCTTCTTCAATTCTCCGTAAACCTTAACGACTTTCATGCCTTAAAGCTTTTGCTGTCACTTTCTGATAATAGCCGCCATACACATCCCTAGACGATAATCTTCCTTGAACGTGATGGAGAACTACATTGTCACCTAAATAAATAGCAGCATGATTAGGGACAGGAGACTGAAGTTGCATTAACAATGCATCACCAACAACCAAATCACTGACTTTGATCTCATGGAAACCTTCTTTCTTGAAATTGTCTAAATATAGATTTTCACCTTTATACCACCACTCATCTCGCCTTTCATAATCTCTAAGATTTAAATTCCATTCTTTGTTATACCAGTCTCGGCAAAGTGTATAACAATCAATTATTCCATGCACAAATTGACGGCCCACATAAGGCAGCTCAAATCCAGAAGGTTCACAATACCCCCATAACTCTGTATTCGGATTAACAACGTGCCAAGGGAGCCTAGATTTTTCACAAGCAACTTTATCTGCTGATGATGGTGCGTGATTTGTAACAGGATGACTATGCACAACAGCAATAATCTCTCCTTTTTCCTCTGCTTCTACATACGATATAGGATCTAAAACGAAATGCTCATCAGGTGTTTCAGCAATATTCTTGCAAGGGAAATAACGTTTTCTACCTTTTACAACGACAACTAAACCACAACTTTCTTTAGGTGCTTCAGATTTGGCATGTGCCAACGCTTGTTCTTTAATCTCGTTTGGTAGCGTCATTTAATACGTCCAGCTCCAGGGAATGACCCAAAAGGTAAAACCCCATCATTTGCTTTTTTAATTTTATATAGACTTGGCCCTACATAGTTATAAGCAATTTCAGATTGTGTACCTATTGAATAAAAAGAATAGGTAGCAGAAGCATCGGAACTAATTGTCTGATTTAAAGTTATAGATTTATAAGGAACAGAACCTATTCCCCCTGGGATCGTAGTGACATAGGTCACTTGTGTTAACACTGTGGTAGGTAAACCTGTCCCTGTTACATACTGACCGACTGAAACAGAAACATTACTAGCTGCCTTCAAGATATTGGTTGAATTACCAGGTAATCTCTGAGCAGAAAAACTTGCTTCCGCCGTTCCAACAACTGATAAATCTGCAATTTGATTAAGAGTGACAGTTGTACCACTAATAGAAGCAATCATCGTTCCTGCCTGTAATCCTGTCCCACTAATTGCCATGCTTTGATCTAATGCTGAAGCATCAGTAACAATGATCCGAATTAAATCGCTCTGTAAAGTTCCATCTACTGTGGCTGAACTTGATGATGTTGCGTTTGCACTTAATGTAATCGTTGCACCTGCAACATTTGTCACAGTTGTATTATCAGGGATACCAAAGCCTTCAACAATGTCTCCAACTGCTACCGTTTCTGTCGCTGGATTGGTTAAAACAAGTTGATTACTTCCATTAGAGATAGCACCAGTAGCTTCAAAGTTTGCAAACCTTTTATTACATGAAGTAAGCCTTTTACCACAACGATCAGCCGCCAAACTTCCTACTGCATTGTCGTTAACATCGAAATATTTATTTCCTGTATAAGTACATTCAGAACTTCTATATTCCCACTGACAAATATTGGGAAGTAATTGTCTCTTAGGAACAAACATTCCAGCAAGATCAAACTTAGAAGCCAATTCAAATACAATTAAATTTCTATTTTCAGAAGATTTTCTATCGAGATACCATATTTCTTCAGGCCAAGTTGCAGCAGGATCAGCCGCAGGTTGACCATCTAAAAACTTCTTCAATGTTCTAATTCTTCTAACTTCTGCTCCACCTAAATCATTCCCTGGTGTTACTTGGTTTACATCTATTAACAAAGCAGAAATAGAAGAAGTAAAAAGAGGGAAGCTGTTGGCAACAGTCAAAGTAGGTCTAGGAAGAGAACCTCCTGATACAAATTCAAAACCTTCTGCCTTTACGGGCATCCTTATATAAGAATTACCATTCCAAGTGATATTGCTAACACCATCAGTTGCTACACCGCAATGCCATCTTGTTATCGCAGTTGTCCCATGCAATTCCAATGTAGGTCTAAGTTCAAAAAGCTCAATAATCGTGTCAGGAGCTAGAGAATCTAAATCTGCATAAACAGCACTAACAGCAGTCCAAGTGACTCCACCGTCTGTTGTTGTTCCATTAACATCTGTAGGCCAATCAGGTTCAGAACTTCCTGAAGTTCCTGCTGTTGTGCATTTAAAAACAAGACCTGTAGGGACAAGAGCTACTGCCCTTCTTATGTCCCCAACGCTATATGAAGTGGTAGCAGCCCAAGCAGTAAAAGCCATTTATGGAGAGAACGTCTGTCTAAAAGTTGCGCTGATATTGCTCCTTTGAAAATTAGACATTCTACGAGTCCAACTGTCACAAACATACTTTCCCGAAGTACTGGTATCAGGGGGAGTCCAATCAAAAGCAGCAGCATCCGCAGCCCTAGCATCTAGGAAAGTTTCAATCACATCTGCATCTGTATCGCTAACACTAAACTCTAATGAATACTTTTTAGGGTTTTGATTTAAACCAAAGGTAGTTCGTTGTTCATAACCACCAAACCTCACGACCCTAACATTAGGATCACTAGATTTTGACACTGAATAGATGGGGTTGTAGCTGGGGAAAGCTGCCATTGTTTAAACTCCTGCGAGAAGACCACCTGGCCTCCGTTGCCTAACTAATTCAGCTTGCACAGCAGCCGAAAGCATTTCACCTAATTGCCTCCCTTCTGATTCGTCACCTTGAACTTCCGTTCCAGAAGCATCAACATTAACAACAACATTAGTTGTTCCCCCACCTTTCCCTAATTCATGGTTAGGGACAATCCTACCGCTACTACTTGGGACGAATAATTCTGGCCCTTTTTCTCCTACTAAAGAAGGTCTTCCAACAGGAGGTCTGCCTCCATCTGCAAACTTAAGGATTTTCCCAAGGAAGCCAAAAATCCCTTTCCCCTCAGTGAACTCACCCATCATATTCCCATAAAAAGCTTGATTAATAGCCATATCAAGGAACTTATCAGCCACATTATTCAGCATGTCAGCCCATGTTGCTGTTCCTTTTATTAAACCTTTGATTCCACTTGTTATATCACCTCTTATCTTGTTATTAATGCTTTCCCAAGCATCATCAATCTTCTTTTGCAACGTATATTTCTCTCTTAGTTCCGCATTTGAATCGAATAATAATTTGATTTCCTCTCTCGCATGTTCGGGAATCTTTTCCACTAATTTCTCATATTCTTGTGCTAATAGTGTCTTTTCTCTATTACCAGCCAAAGATTCTGTCAATAAGATTTTTTCTTGATTAAGACTTTTTAAAATTTCGTCTCTTGCTTCTTCTTGTTTCTCAGTTAGCTTAGTGATTTTTTCAACTTCGGGAGAAGATTCAAAAGCAGTTTTATCAGCTAAAGTCTTTTTATCTTGTGCAATTGATTTATTTAAATTAGCAATTTCTTCTTCTAGTTTTTTAATCTTTTCATCCTGAGATCCAGGTTTGAATTTGGCAAAGACACTATTTCTCAGCTTTTCTATTCTCTTTTGTAGTTGTAAGGCTCTTTCTTGTTGTAATTCTATTTTGTCATTTAGGTCAACTGTTTTAGTCAATTTTTCATTGAACCTAGCTTGTCCATTAAGGGCGTAATAAATACCACCTCCAAG